CGCCACCTGCGCCGCCGTCACCGCCTCCGAAGAGCGGCCCGCCGCTCGTCACGAGGCTCACGACGACACCTTGAGGATGTGCAGGATGTCGCCGTTAGTGCCCTTGAGCTTCAGGCAATTCGCGCGGCACTCGGCCATCGTGAAGGTCGCGCCCGCGGCGAGGGTCCGGCCGTAGCTCGACGAGTCGACGCCCGTCCCGCCGAGGTAGATCGTGCCGCTGTTCGCGCCGTCCGCCTCGATCGTGACCGATCGGCAGTCCTCGCTCGGGACGCTCTGCTCACTGCCCGTGAGGGTCAGATCCTCGTGCGTGATCCCGCCGATCGGATCGGGGATCTTCCCCGTGGCGCTGCCCTGTGTCCCTGCCATGATGCGTCTCCTTTACAGTGAGCACTTCCACCGGCCCGGGCCGACGGATGTGATGGTGGTCGTCGCGGCGGCGCCAAGCACAGCCGTCGAGTCGTAGATGTAGTTCGTCCCGCCGGTCCACTGACCACTACCGATCACGTCGCCGCCCTGGCCGCTGATCGTGACCGTCGTCGCCGCGAGAATGTTCGTCACGCTCACGGTCTGTCCGATGCACCCGACGGCAGGGGGGAGCTTGATCTCCACGTTCACGTCCACCGGACCGGCCGCGGGCACCACGTCGATCACGTCGCCCGCGTCGACGGCGTACGTCCCATCCGCGTCGATCTCGTACCAGTAGCAGCGCGGCTGGAAGAGCTCGCAGAGCCACAGAGCGGAGTCGACCAGCGTGAAGCGCGCCGCCCAGCCTGCCTGAAAGAGGAAGCTGTCGACCTGCCCCGTACCCTCCAGATACACGAGGTCGGGGCCGAGCCCGCCCGCGAGCAGCGTGAACACCGAGCCTTGGCCGTTGGACAGCAGGACGCGCTTGCCGATGTCCGCGCCGCTCCCTGCGGGGAGCTTCACGTCCACGCAGCTCCCGCCGGCCACGACCAGGAAGTCCCAGAAGGCCGGGGTCGGGTGCGCGCCGCTGTCCGTCGTGAGGCTCCAGGGCTCGACGGTGGAGCCTGCGGGGCCGGTAGCGCCCGCGGGGCCAGTGGTCCCCTGCGCGCCAGTGGATCCAGCGGGGCCCTGGGGACCTGTGTCGCCCTGAGGGCCCACGGGTCCCTGCAGGAGGCTGTCGAGGTAGCTTGTTCCAAGCGCGCTCATGCTGCCGCTCCGTCGATGCCGCTGGGCATCGTGTAGGTGCAGACCACGCCGGTGATCACGTCGCCTGCGATGGCCCCGCCGCCTCCGTATTCGGTCTGGACCGAGACGTAGTAGCGGCGCGCCGTCCGCGAGACCGTGTGAGCGAGCGCCGCCGTCGTGACCGAGTGGAAGCTCTCGAAGGCTCCCGCGGTCGAGCTCGAGTCGATGGCCGCCGCCCCGATGTTCGCGCCGCCGCCCACGAGGTCGACGTAGAGCACCTGGATCGTGGGCATCGACCCGGGCTTGCCGCCGGGGAAGGCCGCGTGTCCGATGGCCCCGCGGAGCTTCACTGAGACGGTGCCGAGCACTGCCCCATGGGGGAGGTCGAGAGGCCAGTAGAGCGTCGCGCCTGTGCCCGCGGCCGTCGCGGCGGTGTACGTGCCCACGAGGTCGATCGTCCAGTTCGCGGCCTCGGCCGTCGAAACGATCGGCGTGGTCTGCTGAGTGCGCGTGAACGTCACGCCCACGATGGACGAAGCGCCGAGCGCGGCTTCCATGAAAGCCACGTTCTCGGCGATGCCCTCCATCATGACGTTCCAGGCCGCGGCGTCGGGCGGATCGCCGTCGTCGGGCTCGGTGTAGCTGCCCGCGTACGGGCCTGCTCCGGTAGGCGTGAAGGTCGTGCTCATTCGGGGCCCCTCCAGTAGCGGGCAGTGTCGAGGCGCGTGCGTGTCCAGACGCCCGCAACGATCTTGGCGCTGACTCCCCACGTCCCGTCAGGGAGCGGCGGGCCCGCGGGCGTCGTGGGGTCGAAGCTCGCGGGGTCGAAGGCGAGGATGATGCCCTCGCAGCGCGTCCCCGCGGGCATCCACTCGCGCACGATGGCGCGCACGCCTGCGACCTCGTCCGGCGTCGCCGTCGAGCCGATCGTGTAGCCGTCGGTGCCAATCGCGCCGCCCCACAGATCGGCATCGCCGATGGTCGGCCCGGGTCCCCACAGAGGGTAGGGTTCGGCGTCAGTCCCCACGGGCGGGTAGAGGATGACCCAGAAGCGCGACCAGTCCGGCGACGCGGGCACACCGTCCCAGTCCCAGTTCGCTTGCCTGAGCAGGTAGCTCTCGGTGCCGTCCGCGCCGCGTGTGTACCAGTTGCCGCGCCGGTCGACCGTGCGAAAGACCATGTCCACGCCGCAGTAGCCGCGGAGCTGCTGCATCAGCGCGAACGGGTTGCCCCGGCGCCGGTGGTCATCGAGCCAGGTGAGCTGCCGAGCGGCGTACGTAGCCGCCGGTTCGTTGATCCCGCGGACGATCTTCCTGTCGCGGCCCATCGGGCCCAGGGCGTCCTCGGGCGCGTACGTCGGGAAGCGCGCGATCAGGCCTTGGCGCGCGCGCTCGGCGAAGGCGTCGACGACGCGGCCGAGGCTGTAGCCCACGAGCTCGCCCTCGTCGCGGCGCACGAGCCACGCGGGCCCGAGCGCGCGGATGACCTGGGCGAAGCTGCGACGGCTCACGGCGCGGCCTCGAGCGTGATCGTGGGCGTCACCGCGCCGAGCACAGGCACCTGCCCGAGGGTCACGGCGGTATCCGCCGCGGGGAGCGTCAGCGTCACGTCGAAGGCGTGATCGGGGTAGACCGCGCGGATCGCGGAGATGATGTGCTCCCTGTAGACCTTGCCCGAGCCCACGAGCGCCTTGACGTCGCCGCCGATGGGGCGCGCGGCGAAGAGCGCCTGCAGCGCGGCGAGCACGGCAGCCTGGATGGCCGCGGAGTCGTCGCCGACGTCGTCGTACAGCCACAGATGGTACGTGACTGCGACCGTCAGATTCGAGGCCGTCAGCACCGTCGGCGTGATGCACAGAGGCACCGCCCACTGGATGATCGCGGCCTCGGCTGCGTCTCGGTCGTCGCTGCTGATCGCGCCACTCGGCCCGGCGAGGTAGACCGTCACGTCGCCCGTGGTGGAATTCCCATAGACCTTGCAGCGCGTGATCCCTGTCGTGCCTGTCAGATCCGAGGCCAGCGCCACGTAGTGGTAGGCGTCCGCCGGGCCCGCGGCCGACAGCGCGCCGAGCTTCGCGCGGCATTGCGCGCGCGTCGTCACGGGGTCCTGCTCGTCGGTGCCAGTCGCCGCAACGGCGTTCGTGACCGTGACCCCGAGGAGCGTGGTCACGAGGTCGTCGATCTCGCCCGCGCCCGCCGAGCTCGCAGAGCCCGCCTCGTCCGCGACGACGGTCAGCGTCAGCGTCCCGCTCGGCGAGAGCGTGCCCGCGGTCGTGTTCCTGTACGTCTTGCCCGTCGAGGTGTTGAGGAAGGTCAGGTCGCCGATGTCGACCACGTACAGCCCGCCGCCCGCGTTCGTGAGCGTGACGTCCGTTGTCGCGAAGGTCGCCTCGGGCACCGTCACGCCGTAGACCTGCGCGGCGAGCAGCTTCAGCCAGTCGCCCGTCGCGTAGTCGAGATACCCGCCCTTGATGAACGAGACGACGACGCCCTCGACACGCTCGAGCACCTCCGAGATGACGTGGTAGTACGAGCGCGTCGGGTCGCCCGGCTGCCACGACGTGACGGGCAGGCCGACCGCCTCGGCGACGTTGAGCGCCTTCGCGTAGATCGCGGCCTTGGTCTCCTGGACAACCATGGTCGCGAGGTCGAGCAGCACAGCCACGGTCAGGCCTCCAGTCCTACGAGAGCCACGGTGACGTCGGAGACCGCGAGCACGAGCCGGAAAGGCCCGATCCCGGTGTAGCCCTGCACGGTGATCGCCCAGGTCGTCGCGGGCCCGGTGGTCGACGCGACGACGGTCACCTCCACGTCGTCGATCCGCTCGTCCTTCATCAGCTCATTGCGGATCCGGGCGGGGAGCGAGGCGACTGCCGAGGGCGTCGATGCACTGCCCACGACGTCGGCGAGGTCGAACCCGTAGTTCTGCTCCTCCTCGCCGCCGCGCAGGGAGCCGCGAGGCGTGATGAGGCGCCGGTAGGCAGCCTCCGCCACGAGGCGCACGCCGCTCGCATAGCGGCCCGTGCGCAGGCTCCCGGGGCAGGACGTGTCGCGGCCGAAGTCGACAGCCATCACGCCCCCCTCACGCCGGGCCAGCCGATGCCCGGGACGAGGCCTGTCGGGTCTGCCGCCTTGGCTGCGAGCGCGGCGACGAGCGCAGCCTTCGTGGCGGGGTCGAGAGGGGCAGTGCCAGCAGCGGGGATGGCCGCGGCGAGCAGCGGCAGAGCGAGCGCGGCGAGGCCTGCCCCGGTGACCGGGCCGGCGTTCTGCACACCGATCTGGACGAGGAGCTGGAGCAGGAGCCCGGTCACGCCCTCCGCGCTCGCCACGTGCTCCCAGGGCTGCGCGCCGCCCGCGCCCGCCTGCAGGGTCATGCTCTGCGCGACGAAGCCGGTCGACTCGGGGTCATCGAAGCCCACCACGATGGGCCGGGCCGGGTCCGCATTGACGAAGGCCACGAGGACCAGGCTCCCGAGCGCGGGCGAGGCCTTCGCGCCGGCGAGCCCGCCGCGCACGCGCACGCGCCGCTGGTCGGAGAGTCCCAGGCTCGCGCGGACCGGCTGCAGGTTCGCCCGGTCGCCCTCGAGGGTCACCACGCGGAACTCGTAGATCCCGCGGTAGGTGTAGTCGGGCAGGAGGCTACCGACCAGGGAGCCAAAGGCCGCGAGGCGCCGGCTCGTGGTCGAGGCCTGCGCGCCCCAGATCGTCGAGCGAAGCCCGCGCTTCGGGTCGAGCTCGTGGACCACGTCGACCGCGGTCAGGCCGTCGACGATGACGCCCGGGACGAGCTGCGCGAGGTCATCCGCCGCGAGCGTGACCGTCCCGCGGGCGCGGTCCACGGGGCCGTGCGAGGCCTTGCCCGTGTACGTGACCGCGGGCCGCTGCCCGATGCGGGTGATGCCGTCTTCGCCCACGTACCAGCCGCGGGGCGCCACGAGCTCGAGCGTGCGGCTCGCGGGCCCCTCCTCGCGCGCCCAGGCCGGCCCGAGCCGGACACTCGCCGCCGGCAGCGTGTCCGCGTCGAGCGTCTCGCCCGCGAGCTTCGCCGCGTCCTCGAGCACCGTGCGCGCCTTCACGCCCGCGTCGTTGTGATAGCCGCCCGCGGCGACGATACGGCCCCATCCTGCGGCCCCCGCGGCGAGGCGGTAGCTCGAGCGCCCCGCACTCGACGGGCCACCGCTGACCACCGTCCCGTGCCACGACAGGCCCGGCAGCTCGAGCACGGCCGCGCCCGTGAGCGACGTGTCGGCGTCGAGCTCCACGTCCGCCCACGCGATGCCCCACGCGGGGAGCGTGAGCGTCGCGCGCGTGACGCGCTGGCCGGCGAGCGTGGCAGTGCTCACGGCGCGTTGGCCTCCTCGACGAGCTTGGCGAGGTCCGCTTTTGCTTGCGCGTTCGGGTCGGGAGCGGCTTGGCCCGGGGGCGCACCGGGAGCGCCGGGGCCGCCCGGGGCCTTCGACTTGGAGCCCTGGGGGCTGCCGCTCTTCTTCTTCGGCGGTCGGTACTCGAGCAGCTCGACGGCGACCGTCGCGCCGCCCTTGCCGTCCGGGACGAGCTGCCCGACCGAGCCCTTGACAACAGCCGTCAGGCCCGCCGCCGCGACGAGCGGGTGGTAGCAGTCGAGCGCGACCGGGTCTTTGCCCGCCACCGTCGACTCGATGAGCGCGGCGTAGCTTTCCCACGCGGCGAAGTCGTCGCCCTGCTCATCCTTCGCCAGCGTGAAGGTGGCCGTGAAGCGCCGAAGCTGCGCACCCTTGTGCGTCGTGCTCGCGCCGTCCTGCCCGTCGGCCTCCTTGACGTCCCACTTCTGCTCCGACTTGAGCCCCGAGATCACGCACACGCCGGGGCTCACGCGCCCGCCCAGGACGAGCGCGTCGTACAGGTCGGAGTCGTCGACCGGGTTCACGCGGGCACCGCCCCGAGCTGCAGCGCGTCGCCCTCGACGATGCGCGTGAGCAGCGCCGCGAAGCGGCCCTCGGCCTGCTCGGCGTTCTCGACGCCGTTGAAGGTGAAGGAGGCGCCCGCGAGGTTGATGCTCGGCCCCGCCGCGCGCGCCGGCGCAGGACTGGCCACGTCGGGCGGTGACACCATGGTCTCGAGCGCCGTCTGCGCGCTGTCCGAGCCCGCTTCGACGCCCCCCGCGAAGCCCTCCGCGGTGTAGCCGCCGATCTCGTGGAATACCTTCGACGGAGAGCCGATCTTGAGCACCTTCTCGACGGCCGAGATCGCGCTCGACGCGACGCCGACCGCAGCGGCGACGACAGCCGCGGCCCCGCCCGTGATGCCGTCCGCGAGGCCCTGGATCAGGTCGCTCCCGATCTGCGCGAGGCTCAGGCCCTCCAGCCAGGACACGGCCGCTCCGATGCCTGACTGGATGGCAGAGCCGAGCAAGCCCGCGAGCTTCACCGCGGCGCCGATACCCTCGGCGATCTTGATGAATGGCCACGCGAGCGCGTAGAGGACCGCGCCCGCGACCGCGGCGACGATGCCGATCGTCTGGCCCAAGTTCTCCATCGCCTTCGCGGTACCCTCGACGTCCGAGCCTCCGCCTCCGATGGCCGAGAAGATCTTGAGCAGCGGCTTCGCGGCGATGTAGGCCTTGAGCACGCCGATCTCGAAGCCGAGGATGAAGCCCTCGACCGCGGGGAACACCGTCGAGGAGCTGTCGAGGAGCGGCTGGAACAGCTTGTCGAAGATGAGCTTGATGGCCTGTCCGCTGGCGCTGTCCGCGTCGAGGAGCCCACCGATCTTGTCGAGGCCGACGAGCGTCCCCTCGATGTCGAGGCCGCCGAAGATCTGGCCGACGTTGCGCGTGAGCTTCGCCGCCTGCGCGTCGAGCCCGAGCATGCGCTTCGCGACGATGCCGCCGAGCTTGCTGTCGACCTCGGCCGCGAGCTCGGACGCGCTGGCCTTGCCCGACTTGAGTTGCTCGACGAACTTGGCCGCACCGCCCTTGCCCAGCGCGGCCTCGGCCGTCGCGACCGCGCGCAGCGCCGCCGGCATGTCCGACGCGCTGACCCCCGCCGCGTCGAGCTGCTGGGCGAGGCCGACCAGCTCGTCCTGTGCGAGCCCCGTCGCGCTCTGCACCCCAGGCAGGATGCCCGACAGCCCGCTCAGGCTGGCCGAGGTGGCCTCAACGGCCGCGACCGTGAGCGACGCCGAGCGCGAGGCGTCCGCGAGCCCCACGGCCCACCGCAGCGTCGCGGCGAGGCCGTACAGCATCGCCGCGGCGAGCGCGACGACTGCCACCGTCGCGCCAACCGCGAGACCCGTCGAAGCGCCGAGGCTGCCCTGGAGCTTGCCGAGGCCGTTGTACAGCCCGACCGCCTTCTGCCCGAGCGCGCCCAGCGGGCCGCCGAGGCGCCCGAAGGCTTCGCCGAGCTCGTTCACCTTGCCCGAGCCCTCGGCCGCTCGCGTGACGTCCGCCTCGCTCTTCGCAGCGGCCTCGGCGCTCGACTCGAGATCGCTCGTCGCGGCCTCGAGCTCCTTCTCGGCATCGCTCGCCGCGCTGGCCGCGTCCTGCAGTTCCGACAGACTCTGCGCCTCGCTCTTGAGCGCATCGGCCGTGTCCTCGGCCCGCTGGCGCGCCTCATCCTGCCGGGCCATGAGCGCCGACAGCTTCGCGCTCGCCCGCTCTGCCCCCTTGAGGTCGCCCGCGTCGAGGGCCGCGGCGACCTTGCCCTTCTGCGCCTCGGCCGCCGCACTGACGCGCTCGTAGGCCTTCGCCGCGCGGTCCGCCGCTGTCTCGGCCGCGCTGTAGCTCGCCTCGCCCGCCGCGAGCGCCGACGCCGCGCCCGCGGCCGAAGCCTTCGCCTCGTCGAGTGCTGACCGCGCGTGCGCGAGCGCGGCCTCCAGGTCACTCGCCCCAGCCCCCGCCGCGCGCATGCGCTCGCCGATCGACGCGAGCCCAGCGGCTGCGCTCTCCCCGCCCTGCAGTCGGGCCGAGATGTCGATCAGGTATTGCGTCGCGTCCGAGGCCACTGCCGATCACTCGCCCTTCAAGGGGTGCGCGAGCCGCACCCGGATCACCGTCTCGGCGACCACGTAGGCCGCCGCGTCGCTGTCGATGTCGTCGTCGCCGCGCAGCCAGGACCGCAGGCATTCCGCGAGCACGCCGGCTCTCTTGGATGCCTCATCGACCCTCGCCTCTAGCCTTTTCCCTCGTCGCGCCTCTGAGCGTCGGCGAGCTTGATCGCTGCGATCGCGGCGCTGTCGTGCGTACCTGGGAAGGCCTCGCGCACGCGCTCGTAGGTCGCCGCGTCGGGGTAGACCACGCACACCGAGGCAAGCAGGTCCTGCGCCGCGCCCACGTCGACCTGACTTTTCGCCCGGCGCACCTGGTCGCGAAATCGCTTGTACTCGATGCCCGAGGGGATGCGGACGAGCACCGTGGTGGGCAGTCCGTCCACGTAGCTCGGCAGGTCGAGCTGCGCAACGCGGCCGTCGCCGTGCTCGACCTCGAGCGCATCGAGGGCCTCGAGGTCTCGCTCTGCCTGCGCGACGCGCGCGGCCTCGTGCGCGGCTTTGCGGGCCGCGCGGCGTGCCTGGATCTCTTCGATGCTCGCCATAACTCAGACCCTCAGAGCAGGCTCGCCCCGTCGACCTCGATGCGCATGACCGAGAGCGGGACTTCGTTCTTGATCGCGTCGGTGCCCTCGCTCGCGTCCTCGCCGCGCCCCACGACGCGGCAGCCGACGAGCTTCACCTTCTTGATCGTCGTCGCCCCGGGGGGCGTGTACTGGATCAGGGCGTCGAAGACGACGAGCGAGATCTTCTCGTTCACCGCCGCGAGCGCGGCCTGGAAGAGCGTCCAGCCCGAGCTGTAGAAGGTGATCGAGGCATCGCAGTCGTACTGACCCGTCGTGCGGCGCTTCTTGCGACCACCGCTCGCGCCGCGGACGATCCCGACGTCGACCTTGTCGCTCCACTTCACCGCGGCGAAGTCCTCGGTCGACACGCTCGCGCCGCCGGCGATCGGCAGCGTGAGAGCGATGTCCGCCCACGAGGGCTCGATGTCGTTCAGGCTCGGATAGCTCTGCTGCGTCATGGTCAGTCCCTCACGACACCGCGACCGTGGTCGCGATCTGCTCGATCGTCCCGTTCAGCTCGAGCTCCAGGACGCCCGTCAGGGTCGCGCCTGGCACGCTCAGATCGTCATTGCGGCTCGCGGTCCACTTCGCGTACGTCGACCGCGGCCCCTCGCCCTTGTCGCTCAGGAGCGCCGTCGCGAGCGCCGTATTGACCGACTCCTCGATGCGCTGCAGCGCATCCTCGGTACCCGTGCCGTCGGCGTTGCGCGTGAGCACCTGGCCCACTGCGTTCTCGGCCGCGGCCTGCACCGTGGTGCAGCCGACGTTCGCGACTGCCATGTTCTGCGCGCGGCTCAGGGTCGCGTCGTCCGTGTCGCGCGTCAGAGCGAGCGCGACGAAGGCGCCGGCGGGCCCATTGCTCCACGTGCGGAGGCACGTGAAGCGCGCCGCGAGCGCGCCGCTGTCGACCGTCTCGTCGTGCTCGACGCGCGTCCCGTCGGCGTCCTCGAGGTCCCAGCCCATCAGCGGGCCGTCCGCCTTGCGGAAGGTCGGGATCTGCACGTCGTGCTGGTACTCGCGGATCGTGACCGCCCACGCGGCGGGCCGGCGCAGGAGCCAGCCCGTGATCGGCGAGCGCTTGCGCGCGCGACCGTGGCAGAGCTCGATGCGCTTCGCCGCGTCGATGTCGGCGAAGAGGCCGTCGTTGCGCGCGACCGCGTCGCTCTTGCTCTCGGCCGGGCTCGTGATCGTCACGCTGTGCGTCCCGATCGTCTCGGCCGTCAGGTCGGTCGTGTCGAAGGTCAGCACCGTCGCGCTGAGCGCGGCGATGACCCCCGAGACGTTGTTGCTCGCGGTCCCGGTGATCGTGACCGTGTCGCCGACGGCGAAGCCGTCCGCGATCCACGAGCCCCCGGAGCGCGTGATCGTGTCGCCGGTCGCGCCGACCTCGGCGAAGACGAGCGGCTTGCTCGCCACGATGGAGACGCCCGTGATGGGCCCCTCGTTCTGCAGGTCGGTCGTGCCGAGCGTGATGACCGTCGCGCTGAGGCTCGCGATCGGCCCGGTGACGTTGTTCGCGCCCGAGCCCGCGACCGCGCCCGAGACCGTGATCACGTCGCCCACGGCGAAGCCGTCGGTGATGAAGCTGCCCGTCGCCCTCGTGATGGTGTCGCCCGTGCCGCCGACCTCCGCAAAGGTGATCGACGGGGCGCCCGTCATCGCGACATGGAGCCGGCTCTTCGCGCCCGCGCGCCGCATGTCGGAGACCTGGCAGCGCGCCGACTGAAAGCGCTTGTGCGTGGGCTCGTAGAGGTCGATCTCCGTCTGCACGTCGACCGCGTCCTGCTCGGTGAGCAAGTCGCCGTCGACGAGCCAGCCGCGCGAGAGCTTCGCCTGCGCGGCGAGCGCGGTGCGCGCGCTCTCGATGCCCGCCTGGTCCCAGCGCGGCGCCGAGCTGTGCCAGGTGAGGATCGTGTCACCAGCGACCAGCGTCCCGCCGCTCACGAACGAAACCACAAGGCCGACGTAGGGGATCGTGTAGCTCGTCGCCGTGCCCAGCCTGACCGGCTTGTACGTGCGGCCGCCGTCGCACGAGAGGCTCAGTCGGATCTGGTCGGTGCCGACCGTACCGCCCGTGGCGACCTTGAGGATGCCGTCGGTCTCCTCGAGCACGCCGTCCGCGCCCGCGGCGATGGTCACCGCGCTCGTCCCGGTGTTGCCCGCGTTGCTCTGCGAGCCGATGGCGCCCGCGGTCACGATGGGCAGGCCGACGAACAGCACCGGCTTTCGCGTCTCGGCGATATGCATCGCCGCGTAGTCGATCGCCGCGCAGTAGCCGTGCTTCGCGAGGATGGCCGCCGCGTTGCCGTAGAGGCGCGGCACGGCATCCGCGGCCGTCGGCACGGCCGCGATGATGGTCAGGATGTCGACGCCCGTCGACGGCGCCCCGGCCGTCTCCGTGATCGTCGTGCTCGCGCTGGGGAGTGTCGCCATGGTCTATCAGCCTCCGCACGCCGTCTCGGGATCTTCCCCGTCCGGCCCATTCGCCATCCGCACGCTCGTCGTGCTCGTGATCGTCCCGCTCCCGATCGTGGTCTCGGGCAGTGCGTCGCCCGCCCACGTCGTGTCGAACACGGCGCGAGCGACCGAGAACCGCAGCTCGTAGACCGCGCCGGAGCGCGTCGCGGTGCCCTGCTCGTCGGCGAGGTCGACGAAGCCGCCGCCCTGCAGTTCGACCGGGCTGCGCCGGCTGGTGCCGAGTGCCGTCAGCGCCACCACGAGGCGATCCAGCGCGGCCTCGGCGCGCCGCCGGTGGTCCTGCACCGCTGCGCCCGCGAGCGTGCTCTGCGCGTAGATACGCGCGACTGCGCCGCACCGGCGCATGGCCTGGGGGCGCGGATTGCCGCCCGGCACCATCGGAGGCCCGAAGCTGTCCGCGCCTCCACCCTCGGCGTGCTGCACCACGATGCGCTCCGATGCGCTCGTCACCGGCGCCGTGCGCTCGGGGCCGAAGACAACGCGCAGGGGCACGCCTTGCGCCTGCAGCGCCTGGTCGAGCTCCTTGCTGATCTCGTACAGCATCAGGCCGCCCCTCGCGCGAGGTGCTGGTCGAGCTCGTCGCGCACGATGGCGTCGACCGCCGCGCGCCACGCGGGCGGGAGAGCCGCTCCGGGGCCGGGGAGCACGCGGCGCCGGCCGACCTGGTACTTCGCGTACCGCGCGCCGAGGACCGCGCGCACGCGGGTGCCCACGGCGACGAAGCGCACGCCCGAGGCGAGCGCGCCAGTCTGGCGCAGCGTCACGCGCTGACCATCAGCGCCCGGCGCCCAGGCGTCGCCGTAGGGCGTCTCGCCGGCGTCGAAGGTCGCGCGAGCCTGCGCCGTCAGCGCGGGCGCGATGCGCTCGGCCGAGGCCTGGGCCACGAGCACGGGCAAGGCGCGCAGTTTCGCGCCGAGCTTCTGAAGCTTGCTCGGGTCGCCCTTCAGGCCGCTCACGGGATGACCCCCCCGGTCGTGTCCCAGCGCGTCGTGGTCGTCGACGAGCCGCTGACTGCCAGGCTCGCGGGCGAGGTGGCGCGCGCGTCGCGCACGACCAGGCCGCGCGCCCAGCGCTCGACCTGCGCCTTCGCGCCGACCTCGACCTCCGTCATGCTCGCGCTCGACTGCTGCGCAATGAGCAGGAGGCGCGTGGCCGTCAGCTCGGCGACCACTGCCACGATCCCGATCGGGTAGGGCGCCGTCAGCGGCACCGCGTGCGCGGGCAGCATGTCGTCGACCCATCGCGAGTAGCGCTCCGCGACGTCGTCGATCGGCAGAGCCGCAGACACGACGACGAGCGAGCCCGCGTCAGAGAGCGCGATCGCAGTCCCGCCCGTGCTCGCGGCGTAGAGCTGGAAGGTCGCGTCGGTGAGCGCCTCGGCGTAGTAGGTCGTACCCGCGCTGAGGCCCGTGGGCAGCGAGCCGCCGGCCTCGGCGCGCAGGAGCACGGCAGTGCGCCCGCTCGTCGCGTCGCCGAAGCCGTGGCCGTCGAGCTCCAGCGTGTCGCTGCTCGGGTAGACGGCCGCGACCAGGCGCCCCGGATTGGCCAGAAGGCCACGCGGGAGCCCGTAGCGGTACACGTCCTCACGAGTGCAGTATACGTCGGCAGACACGCGCGCGGCGCCTTCCTGGAGCCCACTCGGGGCCTCCTACGGGCTCGAGCCCCGGGGCCCTTGTGCGGGGCCTGCGGGGCGAGCCTGGGTGTCAGTCGCTCAGGCGCCCTTGATCTTGCGGATCGCGTGCGGGAAGCCGAGCGAGAAGCCGTACCAGATGTGCGACGAGGCCTTGATCCGGCCGGTCGTCTTGAAGTAGTCGCTGCTCTCGTCGAAGTAGCGCAGCGCGAGCGCCGAGGCCGCGGGGACCTGGTACTTGAGCGCGAGCCAGGGCGTCAGGCCGGTCGCCGCGACGAGCTTGCTGTCGACGAGGTACCAGTCGTTGGCGTCGGTGAACTCGGGCACGTGGACGACGTTGAACTTGCCGACGTAGGGGTTGGTCACGCCCGCGGAGCCGGTGCCGTTCGCGAGGATCATGCTCTGCGCGAGCAGGTTCTTCAGCGGCTCGTACGTCGCCGTCGGGACGAGGATCGTGTCCGGGTCCGCGCCGATCTTGTCGCCGTTCTCGTCGAGGGCGCCCTGCATCGCAGTCACCTCGGCCTCGAGGTTCGAGATGCTGACGACCGTCTTGGTGCTCGACTGGTAGTTGCTCCAGGTCGTCGAGGCAGCGTCGTTGAAGTCGGAGAGGTGCGAGGCGCTGAAGAAGTTGGCGCCGTCGATCGGCCACGAGGTCGACTCACCCGCCTCGAGCAGCGTCACGATCTGCTTGTTGATATGGCGCTTCTCGGCCATGAGCAGACGCTCCGGCCCGCGCAGCCAGTTCTGGTAGGCGAAGGTCTTCGACAGGATGTCGAGGAGCTTGCCCTCGTAGCCCTCGTCGTACTCGGCCACCTTCACGTCGAAGCTCTTCTCGAGCAGCGTGCGAGAGCGGTTGTCGCCCTTGGTCTCCTTGTAGGAGAGGCCGAAGTTGCCCACCGGGAAGGTGACCATGGGGGAGTCGACGGGGATGATCGCGCCGAGGTCGGCCCACGCGGGCGGGGCCGCCGCGCCGATGCTGGCGATATACCGATCGTCGAAGGCGCGGATCGCGGCCTGCGACGTCGTGGGGAGTTGCTGGATCGTGTAGAGAGATGCCATCGTCAGCTCCTCAGTTCGCCATCAGGCCCGCGGCCTTGAGGGCCGCGATGACCGCGTTGATCTTCGCCGCCAGGTCCGCGAAGTTGTTCGCGAGCGCGGGCGCCACGTTCGTGTTGAAGTCGTCGCGCAGCGCATCCGCCGTCGCCGGCGAGTCCGTCAGCGTCGGGAGCACCTGGATCGTGCTGTTGGCCGACCCGCCGGAGTTGTCCGTCAGCGCCGCGACCGTGGTCGCCACCGGGGTCGTCGCCAGTGCCGCCGAGGTCACGAGCACGCGCACGAGGTTCGTGCCGCTCTCGTAGCCCACGAAGATCCCCGCGACCGCCAGCGTCCCGCTGTTGTCGTTGTCGGCGACCGTGTGGTCGTCGAGCGCGTACGCGCGCGACCCGATGAGCGAGGCCTCCGAGAAGGCATCCGAGCTCGAGCCGTTCTTGAAGTAGAAGACCCGGTCGGTCTGGACCGTCGCGTAGAGCGAGGAATCCGACCCGCTCGAGTTGTCGCACTCCATCGTGACCACGCCGATCGCGGGGCCGCTCGACGCGGTGCTCGTCGGGACGAGCATGCCAGTCGAGGTGAGCTGGGAGACCAGGGTCCCCTCGTAGAGGTGCGTGCCGCCGTCGACGGGAAGCACGAGCTTGCGCCCGCCCTCGCCGCTCGGCTGCGTCTTCAGGTTTGCTGCCGCGTTGCTCATGGTCTCTCAGCTCCTCACGAAGCCGCGCCGCGCAGCCGAGCGCGGAGAGCGGCGAAGGTCTTGGGGTCGCAGTTCGTGTCCTTGCAGATCGCGATCTGCTCGGGCGTCAGGCCGTGCTCGTCGCTCTCCGTCGTCGGAGGCGTCGGGGCCTTGGGCGCCTTGCCGCTCAGCTTGGCCACGCGGGCGCGCAGCGCGGAGAGCGCCATCGAGGCCCAGGGCTCGGCCGGCTTGGTCGCGCTGTCGTCGGCCCAGGCCGTCGCGGGCGCCTCGCCGCACTCGGTCACGAGCCGGCCCACGAGCGCGCGGCGCTCGGCCGACTCCAGGGCAGCGCGGTCCTGCGCGAGCTTCGCGCGGTCGCGCTCGAGCGCGAGGTGCGACTCCCGCCACGTGGTGATCTCGTCCACGGCCTCGGCCGCGCTGGGCTTGCCAGACAGGCGGATCAGCGTGCGAGCCGCCGCCATGTCGGGCGCGGGCTCGACCGGAGCGGCCTTGTCCATGGCCATCGGGTCGGTCTGCTCGACCTCCGCGCCCTCGGCGCCAGCCGCGCTCGCGATGATCTGCGCGAGCATGTCCATGCAAGCCTTCGTGTCGCCTGCGATCAGCGCATCGAGCGCCGCCTTGACCTGAGTCGGATCCATCCCTCTTGCTCCCGCAGCGAGCTTGGCCGCTGCCCTTCTGCTGGCCGCGACGAGCGCGGGTGTCTGGTGCGTCGCCGGCATGGCCGTGATCGCGACATTGAGGATCTGCGTCACGCGCCGCGTCTCGCTGTCGAACAGGAACGCGGGCGAGACGTAGCGCTGACGCTTGTCGGTCAGGCGCGCCGCGCCGTCCGGCGTCCACGTCACGCCGACCGCCCAGAGAGAGCCGTCGGGGCGCAGTTCGAGCTTGCACCAGCCGCGCGCGTCGGGGTCGAAGGCGAGGCTCGTTCGCGGGTCCTCGAGACTCAGGTGCTCGAGGTCGATCATGCGGTCGACGCCGTGCGCCTGATACGCCGCGAGCACCTCGGCCGCCGCCTGCGCGTCGAACAGATACCGCCCGTTCTCGGTCTCGTTCCAGCCTGCGACGAACAGGCGGAACTCGGTCGGCGGGTCACCGCCTCCGAGCATCACCGCCAGTTTCGCCGTGCGGGTCTGAGCCATCGCGTGGTATACGATGGATCGCGAAACGCCTACAAAACAAGCGGTTTAAGCGTTACACTGCAATCCTTTGGCCGTAGTCATGGAGCCAGTATGGCAGCGAGCAAGAGAGCCAAGCGAGTCCGAAAGGCCGACGAATTCAGCCTCACGCGGCTGGCTGCCGAGATGCGCCCAGTCAAGTTTGGCACTGGTGCGTATTCGTGGACAGTCGAGAGCATCCGCGAGGCGCGCGACCAGCAGATGCTCGGAAACTTCCGGCTCGCGGGCAAACTCGCGCGCGCGATGCGCACCGACGCAGGGCTCTTCACGGCGTGGCTCAACCGGCTCGCGCCGCTGCACGGCCTGCCCGTGCGGCTCGACGCAGCGAGCGGGTCCGCGCGCGCCGAGCGCATCCGCGACGAGGGCGACGCGCTCTTCGGACCGCGCGGCGTCGGCGTGAGTCCTCAGACCATCGCAGACGTGACGAGCGATCTCGCGAACCACGGCGTCGCCTTCGCGTACATCCCCGCGTGGATCCCGCGCGCCGACGGCTCGCGCGTCGACGTCGAGGTGGCCTCTTGGCCGATCTCCGAAGTACAGTGGTACCCCCAGGATCGGTGCTTCAAGACGCGCGTGGACGACACCGCCGAGATGGTCCCGATCACGCACGGAGACGGGCGTTGGCTCCAGTTCAGCAAGCACGCATGGGAGCCCTGGGCGAGCGACGCCGCGGTGCTGCCCGGTGGGCTCGTCTGGGCCGCTCGCGCCACGTGCTCGCGCGACTGGACGAAGGGCTCCTCGTCGCACGGAAACGCGAAGGTCGTAGGCACGATGCCCGAGGGCATGGCGCTGCAGGGCGAGGATGGGGGCCTCACGCCCGAGGCCGCGGCCTTCCTGCAGCTCCTGCAGGACGTCGC